CTCTACCAACAGATAATCTTGGGTTGCCTCCAGCAGCGCTGTTGTGAATTGATATAGCGTTTGTTGTAGTCGCCCCTCTATCAGTAATAGTCTGTAAAGTATCTCCCAAAGACCCACTAGCCCCTGTAATTACGGGGTTGCCATTAACGAAAACACCACTATCAGTCGTTACATAAACACCGCTCTTAAAATTTAGTGTTAAAGTGTTTGCGCCAGAAGATAGAGTCTGTGTTACATTACCGTCTGAAAAAACAAAAGCTCCAGTATGACCTTCTTGTACTTTAGAATATCTACCAGCAGCCACACCATAATCAGCAAGAACTTCGTTGTTACTACCTCCAAAAACTACAGAAGAATCTCCAGAGACAGTGTTTTCAGTACCGCCGCCAATGACAGAGTTGTTAGTATAAATTAAATTTGTCGCCCCTGCCCCAATAAATGAGTAAGTGGCATCGAGTATTCTATTTTCTGTTCCTCCAACTATAGTTGAGGATATTTTAGCATCATCTCCAGATATTTGGTTAAAAACTCCTCCTCCTATAAAGTGTGCATTTCCTCCTGATATTAAATTTGAGTTACCTCCAACAACCACTGAAAAATCAGCTCCACTTATATCATTGTTTCTTCCTCCGACAGAGGAGGAGAATCTAGAATGATTTACGTCATTACCAGAGCCACCACCTATAAAGTTTAAATTACCACCAGATATTTTATTTACAGCACCCGCAATAATAGAATCATAATGTCCACTTATAACGTGTCCTGATCCACCACCTACAAATGAACCTGTTGATGGTGAGCCTCCAACTACTGTCGCGCCTCCAGGAGCAGACATTACAATACTATTAGAACTACTTGTTCCAATACCAATTGTTCCCCCAAAATCAAACTTTAAGGATGTTATGCCAGCACCTAACTTTAAAGCTGATTCTGAAGTAGAGTACTTTATAGTTTGATCAGTTTGGTCTCCAAGTTGAATTATACCATCTGATGATGTTGTTCTATCTTGTATCTGAGTAGTTCCAAATACCTCTAAAAAATTGTGAGGGGTATATCCAGAACCAGTTCCAATAGCGATTTTGTTTGAAGTTGTGCCACCGTTATTAGTAACCTCTTGTAAGTTTTGATCGCCACCACCCCCTCCTGCTACATCTCCACTTAATAGATAAGGCAAATTTCCTGGGCCTGTTAATCTATTTCCATCACCGCTACCTGAAGCTCCTAAAGCATATAGACCTCCAGCATTTTGACCAAGAATACTTAAATTACCTGATACTATTTCTTGGGTTCCCACATTGTAAAGAATTGGGTCTTCTCCTACTTGTATGGGTTGTATGGTGTAAGGCCCGACAGTGAACAGCTCATCATAAAAACCTACTTTACTACTACTTACAAATTTAAAAAAGTTAGGTTGACCTTCTTCAACTCCATCATCAGGGGTTACCCTAATGTTTTGATTTTTAAGTTGATTTAGAGGGAAAGTGCCTAATAAATTTTCTGTTGTTGTATCAAATACTGATGTTCCAGTTTTTGCAAAAATTAATAAATCATCATAATTTGTAAAGTTTGGTGTCTGGTCAAAAGTAATATTAAAATTAATCGCTCCTGTAGTCCCTGAATTATTAATTAAACGATGACTAAATCCTTCGAGAGCTTTAGTTCTATCACTTGCCCCAGCAATTGATCCTGTTGACGGTCCGTAATTATTATCAGGGTTTTGATCTAAAAATGTCCCTCCAGAAGCAGATACAAAGATTTTATCAATTGATAAACGGTTTCCATATAACAAAAAATCTGTGTTATGAATTCCTCCATCTTGATTTTCTACAGAGAACCTTACTCCAAAGTTTTTAGTAAACGAACCAAAAATATCAATATTTTCTTGTTTAGTAAAAGTAAAAGATGGGTTCGTGTAATTTGTTTTGTAACCGTCGTATATTAAATTTTTATCTTCATCTAAAATACTTATTTTTAATGATTTAACAAAAGAGTCTTGTGTTATTGACGATACTGTAGTTAACGAATCTCCAATTCTATCTACTAAAGAAGTTTGTAGAGTTACTTGCTCGCCAATAGTATAAACCCCACTTCCTACGCTTGTTAAATTTAAGTTGCCTGTATCGACATCTAATGTTGTTTCAAAGCTATGGTTATCACGAGTTGTATAAATACCAGTATAATAGCCGTTAGTACCAAAGTTTGTGATACCTATTCCAACCATACCTGTTAGATAATCTGTACCAGCAGAGCTGTAGACAGCATAAAGGGCGCCACTGTATTCAACTTCAGGCTCTAGTCCATAAATAATACTCGGAGAGGTTAGAAAATTATATCCAGTTTCATCTCCCCTAACATCTCCTATCGGAGTTGCACCACCAATTACATGTCCAGATGAAACTAAAATATTATCTTGCGGGAAAGCTCCTGTAGGAAGAGCGCTTCCAATACCTACTTTGGTGGCTGCATTTAAAAATCTTACCTCATTCCAAATTTGAGTTTGAGCTATGGTTCTATATGCACCACCAACTCCAGTTGCACCTGTAGCATCAGCGTAAGCGCCAGAGTAATATATCGCGGCTCCTGTGGGTGATTTCGTTATTGGTAAGAAACTCATTTTACAAAATTGCTATTTTATCTATAAAAGATTTGCTAAAGGTTAATAATTCTTCATAAACAACGAAAACTCCTGATTGATTATAGCTAGAGTCAAAAAATGCATTACCTGCATCGCCAGCTTTGTTTCCTAAAGCATTTACACCGTAGTTAAAAACACCGACACTATCTATACCTGTAAAAGACCCACTCAATAATGATGTCGTTATATCTTTAGTTTGTCCATTTGGATATGTTAAAATCACATTGTATCCAGTCGAGTTCGTTACAGCAGACCAATTTCCCGTTATACTAAAAGTTTCAGATGCAGCATCAGGTATTCCTGTGGCAACTTTTACTAAAGTTGGCGCTGATAGAGTAGAGTATGAAGTATCATTTATTGTCTGAGATATTTTATAGTTAAATGTGTTAGATAAAGGCTCAATACTTTTGTCACTCTCTATCAAAGAGAACTTCCCTGTTTCATATTTTGATGCATTTATTAAATACTCATTCGGAGCTTCCTCTTGCAAAGAAAGAACTTTATAAATAAATGGACTAGCATCTTTTAAGTCAAACTTTGTTGGGCTTCCAAGTTTTATAAAAGGAAGAAGATCAGGTTTATCAAAACCTGAAACAAGAGTGCCGTAAGGACTAAAGCCAGATGCTTCTAGCTCGCTTGGGCTACTTATTGTAGCTCCAGTTACGGTTAACTTAGTTATCTGGTTAGGTGAAACCACTGATATTTCATTATTTACAATTCCGTTTGTTGGGACATTTAATCCTGAAAATCTCCCAGATATTGAAACTCCTCCAGCAGCAGCTCTTTTCGAGTCTTGATTTATATCTACAGGGATGATATCGCCTGTGTTTAAAGATCCTAATGTTTGCGCTCCTGTGTTGACCGCAATCCAGTCACCAGAATTTAAAGCTAAAGCATTACCGCTACCAAAGGTCCAACCTGTATTTGTTGCATTAAAGAAAAGATAATTATCACTTATTCCAGTGTATAAGGCGTACTCTTGATAACGTGGTTCACCTTCTTCTGTTCCAGAAGCGCTTGCGTAACCTGCTGTATAACCAGAAAAAGAATAAAAGCCAGTATAATCAGAATTAAAATCCGAGCTAGACGTTGATGTTATTGTAAAGTCATAATATCTTTGTCTATTAGTAAGACTTTTATCGTTTAAGTTTTCAATAGTATCTATCCCAGTAGGTTGATAAACACTCAGAATCCCAGTCATATCAGAGCTGTCAAAAACATTGCTCAGTCTTATAGTTTCTTTATTTAAATCTACAGCTAGAACTTTCCCAAAATTGCTTTCTAATGTTTTTAATTCATCTTCTATTATTATTAAATCTCCAGGCTGGCATAGTAAACTTTCTAAACCAGCAGTAAATGCCACTTGTTGATTTTCTTTAATTTTTGAAAATATCTCATGCTGTCCAACTCTACGTGCCATCGCTCTTGATGTGATACCAACAGCTTCTATTCTCTTTTTAAATATCCCTCTTTGGCGGATGTCATTTTCATCTTCAATACATTCTATCTTTGGTAGAAAATTATCAAATCTATCTTTATAAGCGACCTCTATAGTATTAAACTGCTCATCTCTTCGGTTATTTGAGTAATAAAAAGCTCCATCTTTGACATTTTCATTAGTAAATAAATTCACTGTAGATCTAGGCCTATCATCTACGAAATTTATCTCAGAGTTGCCAAAAAATGTTTTACCTCTAAAAATTGATGTTATTGTATTAATAGCATCAAATATTTTTTCCCCTTGTTCGAATACTATGTTGCAAGAAAATCTAGGCTCTCTACCACCTCTGCCGTCGGTGACTCCCTCAAAATAACCATTATCATCAACAGCGTCACAAAACCTTCCTATCTTATAGAGCTGCCATTTATTTATTATTGCTTCATCTACATGTTGCCCCATTCCATAGCGGGTGCTTGTTAAAAGATCATATAAAATCCAAGCAGGATTATCAGTCCATTTTAATTCGTCATGGAAAGTGCCATTCCAATCTCCTTCATAAATAAGCTTATCTTCTCTTCTTGTATTTTCAAAATCTGCATTTGTTCTGTAGTATCTTTTATCAATACCTCCAAATTTAGTTGGAAAATAATTACTAGGAACTTTTACTTTTTTTAGCTTACAATCAAAAGTTCTATTTGGGATAGAACCAAAAGATCTAGAATCAAGTTTTGTTCCAACAATAGCAGAAAAAGGATAAGGTAAATTAGTAGGTATTATCTCAGTTACCTTTTGCAATGACACATCTTTACTTAACAAGACAGAATTTGTTTCATGGGATAACTTAGTAACTCTAACAAATCTCTTTTGAAAAGAATCTACAGCTGAAGTCTCTATGCCTTGCTCGCCATTACTTGTTAGAGTTTGTATGTTTTGGCTTGGTAAAGTTGGCAAATCAAAAGGCTCACTTATTATTTTTGAGCGGCTAGAATCTAAAGCTATGACATAATCTTTACTGCTACCTTGAAAATCTGGATTACCTAAATCAATTAAAGTTTGACCTTCTATTAAAGCAACAATTCTAAAGTCTTGCGTTTTATGAACTTTGTTTTCTCCATTCAAGCCTATTAAACCTGTTTCGACTCTTATGTTTAAAACAGTAGGAAAAGTACTACCTATTTCTAATTTTCTTTTTTCTTTACCAGACCTAACATTCTCTACGTTTTTTGTTAAAGTGTCTTTTAAAGAGGTTACATTTAAAGTAATAAAAACAGATTCTACATTAGGATTAAGTATTGTGTGAGTTACAGGAATAGCTTTTTCATCCCAGTTCTTTAAGGAGTTATTAGCCCATTCACTATAATTCCTAGGCTTTGTGCCTGATCTTCTAATGTCCTCACTACCTTCCGCTAATGGCAAACCATTTTCTAAATCTAAATTAAATTGCGTTGAGTTGGGTCCATTTAAAAGTCTAGACCTAGTTAACATATTGGAGTCCTCTTTTATTTTTTGAGGAGCTAAACCATTAGATGTTGAAAAAGGTCCATATAAAGGCGAGCCATATTGCTGATCTATAAAAATATTATTGAAAAAAGAAAATGGATTTTGATTTTCTTCGCCATTTTTAAATTCAGCTAAGACGTTTGAATAATTAAATTTTAAATTATCAAATTGATAATCATTAGTTGTCCCAAGTTGTATTGCTTGTCTTGAGTATCTTAATCTATCTAAATCTTTTAAAGCATCTTTGATATGACTATTGATAGCTAAACTCCTCTCTACTCCCCAGTAAGTTCCATTACTTAATCTTAAATCTTGTTTCATATAAAGAGCTGGAAAAGCAATTAATACAAAACCGTGCATGTTTCCAGTTAAAGTGCCGCTAGCATTTATCTCTGGGCAAGTGCAGTCTATGATTTTTGCACCATTATTTTTAAGTTGATATGAAATATTCCAAGCCTGAGTCGTTCCATACAAAGCTGTGGCGAAGTTTAACAATCCACCATCTCCGTTTTGTATATTGCCACTTAAACCAGCTAGCCGATCTGCTTTTATAATAACAAAAAACTCAGGTTGGTTTTTTTCAACAGATACGCCTTTTTCTAAAAATTTTCTAAGTAAATCTTTTACATTGCCACCATTCCACCCTAATTTTGACAAAGCCTTTGATGCTAAGTCTCTTTGAAACTTATTTAAACTTGCAGTTCCCGCAACATTTATATTTGCTCTGTCAGCGTTGTTTTGAGTATATAAATTTAAAATATTATTTAAATCATCTTGTACTAAATCGTTAGCTCTAATTCTAGTCCAAGGTAAAGCTCTGTGGCCATGCGTAACATCAATATACTGTAAACCACAAAAAAACTTTGAACTATTAGTTCTATTTTTCCAGTTTGTGCTGCCTTCATTATTGTCAGTCCAATACATTGCAGCGGTTGGTCTCTTATTGTTATCTCCAGACCATTTATCCCTTGTTTTTCTATAACCAGCAAATGCAAGACTTGTTCCAGCATTGTCGGGATTTCTAGTGTTATTCAACCAAAAGAAAAAATCTTCAATAAACGCTCTAGCATAAATTGCTATTTTCCGATCTTTTATTTTCGGAGTAGTGCTGTTCCCACCTTCGTCTTTTACTTTTTGCCTATAATATAACATGGTAACACTAGGAGTCATTTCTGGCTCAGTACTCCAAATGTCTTGCTTATTATTATCATATTTTAAAGATGAAGCCCTCCCGTCAGGATTGTAAGAATCCAAAGCTTCTTGCAAACCTACAAAAAAGTTTTTACAGCTTGTGGCTCCAGCAGATGTAAACTCTATAGGGTTTGAGTCTAGTTGAGTTTCTTCTAATTCTGATATAGAATTTCTAGACGTTGCGATTTCAGCTTCATCTGTTACTGCAACTGGAGTATCATCTAAATATATACCTTGAAGTATCTTTAAACCATCGCTAACCAATATACCATTTTGGTTAACTAAGCCTTCTATTGGCCCATCACTTATTAGGTCAAGACTTTCAGCGTAACTATAGGAAGCTCCATACTGCAAATCCCCCATAGCAGGAGGCTTGTAAATAGGAGGTTTTTGTTCGGGTCTCTTACCACCTCCTGCAATAGCTTTCTTTTTTAGTAGGTGGTTCATTCTTCAATATTATTATTAGGAATTCTACTGGTTAAAATTGCGTTAGGTGTTGAGTAATCCTCTTCTTGTGGGATAAAGGCATTAGCCGTTAAAACATTTTGAGTTTGTTGGTTTTGTGGGAATGACTTAACAGACGCTTGAATGACTTTAGATCCTACTTTTAATCTACCGTAACCCACTGGGACGGGAGTTCCTTGTGTAGCTGTATTTAAGGGACTTCCAAAAACAAATGAGCTTCTTGATGCTTCTGCCGTAGCCTCTATCCCTTGAACTTCTGGCTTCGGACTTAAAGCGTAACTAATCGCTGAAAAAGCTAAACTGCCAACAAGACTCCCAACCAATGATCCTCCAAATAAAAATCCTACAACTGGTCCACTCCCTACTATAACAGGAACAAGGTCTATAGTTTTTGGACTTCTTTTGCTGTAAAGATCTTGATTCTTTGTCACTCTAGTCTTGTCTACTATTATATCATAAGCCAGACCTTGTTTTTGTAGTTCAATAACTCTTTTGATAAATCCTGAACGATTACAATCTATAGCTGATAAGACAGAATTAGGATTACCAATCTTCATGGAGAATACATTTTTGTATTCTTTACCTAAAATTCCATGTAATCTAATAGTTGTCATGATGCAGCCTTAATCCTGTTAAGTATATTTACATCTACTTCTAGTAATTTAGGCGTATAAATATTTATTTTTTTA